TTATCGGAACAAGGAGCGGTGTGCCACCCCCGGACCCCATCGTCCAGAGCAACGTTTTAGCTGGTCAGAAGGTCTTTCAAGGTAGCCGCGTTCGTTGTGGCGTAGTCCCGATAGCAGTTGTCTGTGAACCGATTAGCGCTGTGCTGACCTGCGGAAACGCAGGTGGGCGCGAACCGGACCACCGAGGTTTATCGGAACAACGCGAGCCCGTATTAGGCGCCCCCGGAACGGTGATTCAGCCCACCGCCCGGGGACTTGATCGCCACTGGAGGCGACCCGTGACCATCATCCCTGACTCCACCACCGTCCCGCCGCCGGTGCGGGCCGCCATCGTCGCGTTGGACGCGTTCGGTGCGATCTCCCGCCGGCAGGCCCGGATCCTGCTCGGCTACTGGGCGGGACGTGCCCAGCTCACCACCGCCGACGTCGACCAGGTGCTGACGCACTACCCGGTCAACGTCCGGCCGGCCGACCCGACCGGCCTCACCTACCAGCGCGACGACGACGTCCCGGCCGTCGAGCCGGTGCCGGACCACGTCGACGGCAAGCACATCACCGGACGGGCGGCAGACCAGTGAGCCGGCGGCGGGCGAACACCCGGCCCGGGCAGACCAGCCGGCACCGGCCGGATCGGAAGAATTCTTCCGGTGATGATCGGGGCGAGGTCGTCCGCGTCTCGATGCAGATCGGCCACTCGCAGGGCGAGAAGTTCGGCCGGAGTTCCGGCCGGGCGGAAGCGTTCAACGAGGTGCTCGGCGCGATCAGTGCATCGGATCGCCTGATTGATCTTGCCGCCTGGGTGGTCACGCTGGCGTGGCCGGAAGACATGATCGGCGCCGTTGAGGAGTACCTGAGCGACGAGTGACCGGATCCCGGAGTCGGGGCGGTGTGGAAGAATTTTCCACACCGCCCCTCAGTCTGTGCCCTGGTGGGCTTCCGCTGGTTCGGCGATTCGGACCTTTTGGGCTGTGACTGGTGCCGATCGGCAACAGTCGTGTCCGGTTCCGCGTGCTGCGGGGACGTCAGCCCAGAGGTTACAACCGGTTGTAACCTGCCGGAGTCCGCCCCGGGCGCGCGGAGACGTCAGTCAGCACGCTGACGAGGGAGTGCAAATTTGCACCCCCTCGCTGTCTGTCGCTGCGGAGACGTCAGAGTGTCCGATGATGTCAGCGCTGACATTTCCGGACGTCCGCCCCGGGCGCGCGGGGACGTCAACTTACAACCGGTTGTAAGTTGCCGGAGTCCCGGGTCCGCCCCGGGCGCGCGGGGACGTCAGGCCGGGTTGTCCCGCAGCCAGCGGAACGCGACCCCGGCGATGTAGCAGAGCGCGTCGGCCACGGGCGGCGTTCCGCACACCTGGCAGTAGCCGCCGATGACCCGGTGCCGAAGCAGCACCGAGCGCATGTCGGCTCGCAGCGTCTCCCGCGGTACCGGCTCCGTCGAGCTCCACCCCGGTCCGGAGCCCGAATCGATCCACGTCATGGCCGCTCCGTCGGTGGGTGGCTGACCTTCTGGGAATTCCCAGAAGGTGCCCTGCCCGGCCGGCACGAGGGCTCGCGGTCGACCGGGCAGGGCGGGGCCGTGTGTACCGCCCGCGATCACAGATCAGCGATCGATACAGCCCGTGTTCCCACACTCACGCATCCCCGTTACCCTGTCAACCGCCAGGGTGCAAGTTGACAGGACTGGCAACCGCCGGGTCGGCCGTCGCCTACCGTCCGGATCATGGCCGACTTCGTTGCGCTCGCGGAGATTCAGGATCTCCTCGGTGGCGTGAGCCGCCAGCGCGCGGCTGAGATCATGGCGCGGGAGTCGTTCCCTGCGCCGTTGGCGACGCTGAAGGCCGGCCGCATCTGGGACCGGGGAGCCGTCGAGTCGTGGATCGCCGAGCACCGGCCGACCCAGCGCGGCGACGAGAGTTGATCTCCACAACAACTGTGGTGGAGATCAACTGTCCTAGTCGACCCGGGTCAGCGAGATGTAGCTACCCGCGCGGACGATCGTGTTGCTGGCCGTCAGCGTCGTCTGCGCCCACTGGATTTGCACGTTCCCGGCCGTCCCCCCGGTGATCACCAGGCCGTACGCGTCGAACGGCGCGTTGCCGGCGGTGCCGTCGAAGAACGCGCCGGTCGTCAGCGAGGTCGCCTGGCCCGGTGCCGGCGCGGCGTGCCACGTCCAGAACGGGGTAGTCGTCCCGGACGGGACGGTACCCACCACCTTGAAGTCGGGCGCGGTGCCGGAGTTGTAGACGATGTGCAGGTGGCCCGTGTAGATGGCGTTCGCGACGACGCTGATCACGAGGTCGTCGTCGTTCTGGTAGGTGCTGTTGCTGATGATCGTCTCGTCGGTCGTCTTCCGGACGATCCGGGCGAGCGGCGCGTTGAGCCGGGCAGGGGTCAACCGCATCCCGCTGGCGAACTGAACGGACATGGCAGCCTCCTACAGCGGCACGATCGCCGGGTGACGGACGTCGACCGGGGTCCCGGCCGGCCACTCGCGGGTGACACCGTTCACCTCGCGCTGGGACATGTGAACGGTCTGCGTACCGCCGGACACAGCCTCGATCACCTCAACCTCAACCACCTCGCCACCGGGTCCGCCGAGGACCAGCAGCATGGGGAAGTCGTCGGGTTGGGTGGAGGTGTCCCCGACGTGCCAGTTGCCGTTTTCGACGGTGGAATCCAGCTCGAACGTCATGCCCTCGTCGATCAGGATGTCGTCGCCGTACAGCAGCCGCCCGACCGGCGGGGTGCCGTTCATCGAGTACTGGCGCCCGGCGCGGGTCGCTGTCGGCGGGGCCGCGACCTCGGCGGCGAGGTGCGTCCAGACACCCGCGGTGAGGGTGGTGGAGAGGACGGACTGCGACAGGAAAGCGGCCCCGGCGTGCCACTGGATGGTGATGCTGGCCGTCCCCGGCAGGGCGACGGGCGCGTACAGCCAGCCGGAGATCCGGTAGGTCCGGCCCGCAACCACGATCGTCGCGGACTCGCTGTGCGTCGCCCGAGGGTTGGCGCTCCCGTTCGCGGTCAGCTTCCCCGAGTAGGTGCCGCTGCGCACGAAGTCGGTGCTGGCCGCGATGGTGCCGCTGGCCGCGAACCACGGGGTCGCGGTACCTGTCTCGAAGCCAGGGTTCGATCCGCCGGCGTCGGCCGGTGCGACGAGCACAGCGGCGAGCGTCGACCCGTCGGCCGGCACCCGCTGGTCCCCGTCGGCGGTTGCAACGGTCCACGGACTGCCCGGCACCGTGTTCCAGGTGATGTCCCAGTCGTAGCCGTCACCGGTCTCGGTGTACCCCTGCGCCATCTGCACGGTCGGTCCAGGCGGCAGCCAGTCAGGTAGCCCGTCGACGGAGACCAGGTCCCCGGTGTCGACCGCGGCAGCCGCGATGGTCAGGGCCGGGTCGGCGGCCCACGCGGACGCGGACAGGTCGACGTGGATCTGCGGGTACCGGGCCTCGTCGACCGTGCCGATGGCCAGCAGATGACCGGCGATGTCCTCAAGCAGGTCATCCGACTCGACAGACACCGTGACCGGGTCCGGGTAGCGGCCTATCCCACCCTGACCAGGGGGTAGGACCGACAGCCGACCCGTGAGCAGGGTGGCCCGGCGGGATCCACCACCTGTCCGGCTGACCGTGATGTCGTTGCGGACGTTCTGATCATCGGGCGCCGGCTCGAACGGCTCCGAGATGTGCCCGGCGGTGTAGTCCGTCGGAAGCGCACGCTGGTTGTACAGCGACGTGCGGGTGCGGTACTGCAACCCGATCGCCCCCCGCTGCTCGCCGAACGCGCCCATGTCCGCATCGGCGCACCCCCCCATCAGGTCGAGGAAGGCTAGCGGCTTCTGCGGCCCCATCGGCATCGTGTCGGATGCCTCGCCGATCAGGGCGAACGGAACCTCTTCCTCGCCGGTGAGCCGGATCATGCGATCCCCGGCCAGCTCACCCACGTACCCGGCCGCGGCCCGGGCGAAGTCGTGGGTGAGGAACGGCAACTCGGTGCCGGTGACGATGATGTGACCGATCGACCCGTTAGCTATACCGGCTGAGCTGAGCACCTGTATCTGGGCGACCTGGCCGATCGTGCCCGCGTACGACGGGTAGGGAAAACCGGTACCGAAGAAGGTCTCGGACCCTACCTCGTGCCAGTGGCCGACCCACTCGACGTTGCTACCAACTTGGATCGCGCTGACCTGCATGGCGATCCACCGGTCCGGACTCGCCCCAGCGCCGAAGCCGAGCTCGATATTGTCAACCAGCACACCGCTCGCGTCGTACCCATCCCATTTGTACGTGGCCGGGGTAGCGGCGACCTCCCACCGGGCGACCGTCCCAGACGTGTGAATCGTCATCAACGGAGTTCCCGCAGCCGGAACGGCGGTCAGCTTGAAGAACCAGGCGACCGACCATTCCGTGTTGCCGGCCGCCATCTGGACAGTGCCCAGGAAGCTCGTTATCCCAATGCCAGCCAACTGCAGCAGCGGGCCCGATCCGGGCAGGGTGTCGTCTGCCGCGAACGATCCGCCCTGCACCTTGGCGGGAACCCCGCCGGACAGCGCGGGCGAGACGTCGACCGCCTCACGGTCGTCCTCACCCGGCCAGTAGGCGACAGGGCTGCGGGACTGGAACTGGCGGCGGATCGGCGAGTGCAGCGGGTCCCCGCCCGCACCCAGCCGGCGCAGAATTCCGGCCGCCTGGATCGGCACCCACCGGTCCTGCTGGGACAGGGTCCACCGTGCCGGCCAGGCCACGACTTCGCCAGCGAATCGGTACGCCGGGTTGAAGACCGAGGCCACGCCCGCGACAGTCCACACCCGGCCGGCCGGGTCAGTGAACTCGGTGGTGCCGGCCGGCATGTTCCGGAAGTCGGGGTTGGCGACGACAGTGCCGCCGATGCCGTTGCGGATCTCCAGTCCGTAGAACCGGCCCCGGGCGAACGGGACCGTGATCGCCTCCTCACGCCCCAGTTGAACCGTCGCCGAACTGGAGAAGATCGAGGTGGTGCCGGCGGTCACCACCGGGTCGCCGAGCACGGTCCACGGGCCGGCGAGTGTGGGGGCGGTGTAGAAGGTGACCGTGTTGCCCGCGGCTCCGTTGTTGACGTCGAGGGTCACCCGCACCGCCAGACGGCCGGATGCGGGAATGGTCGGGGCGACGGTCGACGCCTTGGCGATCCGCGTGGCGAACGTACCGGTGGTTGACCAGTAGAACCCCAGCTTCCCGGTCGCCTGAAAATCGAACGCCCACGATCGCTGATCCCCGGTGCTGTCGTACTTGGACACGAGAGCGGCCCCGGCGTAGTCCTCCAGCGCCACGTCGACCCGCACGTCGATGTCGCCGGTGAGGTCCAGCGCGGGTGTATCCACGGTGGTGACGTCGCCATCCAACGACCGGTACAGGTAGCCGGCGTCGGCGAGCTGCGGCAGGCTCATCCGGATCGGCGTGTTCTGACCCAGGATCCCGTAATACTCCGACCGCGGGTTCCGGTCGGAGTACAACCCGTGCCGGTTGTTGACGACCAGGGCGAGCTTTCCGGAGTCGGCCCGGGGTCCCTCGTCCTGCCGGCCGCGGGTGATCGACCATCCGCCACCCGACCCGGCTGCCGCCAGCCGCACATCTTCAGTGATGTCGACCCAACCCAGCGCCCCGAGGTAGACCTCGAACAGCGGGGCAAGCTGATCCTGCGGGAACGCCATCAGCGGCCCTTACCGAATGCGGTCTGGACGCTGCCCCGGCCGTCGACCCGGACGATACGCCGGACCACCTTGGCCACGGTCCCGTCGTCGAGGACCAGGTTGACTGTGACCTGAGCCATGCCCCCACCGTCCCGGCCGGCGGGGGTGACCCGCTCACCGGCCTGCAACCGCGCTACGACCTCCTGACCCGGGGCGCCCGGCACCACACCACCCTGATGGAACGTGGGCAGCTTCGGCGCGGAGATGGTGTTGCCGCCGACGATCGGCACCCACCCGGGAATCGACCAGGACAGCCGGCCCACGGTGTTGTTCCACGCCCGGGCGATGAGGTTGAACGCCGTCCGGTACGGCCAGGTGATGATGTTGACCAGGCCGGAGAACGCGGACTTGATTCGGCCCGGGAGCTTCTGGAACCAGCCGAAGACGTTCTCGCCGGACCGCTTGATCCAGTCCCACGCGGCCTTCACCGGGTCCCCGATCTTGGACCAGATGGCCTTCCACAGCCGTTGAAACCAGTCCGTCTTCGTCGCGATCAGCACGATGATGACGACCAGCGCGATGATGGCGGCGATGATGAGGATGATCGGGTTCGCGAGCATCGCCGTGTTCAGCAGCCACTGCACACCGGTCCACACCCGCGCGGCGCCGGCCGCGACGTGCTGAGCGGCGGCGGTGGCGAGGGTGCCGACTTTCGTCTGAGCCAGCCACGCCACGGACGACTTCATCGCCGGGACCAGGAAGTTGAACATGCCGGACGCCAGGTCACCGACGCCCATACCCATCAGCAACAGCGACTCGAACCCGAGCCCCTCGCTGGTCGCCATCTTGATTCCCTTGAAGCCGTCCTCAACGCCGGTGAGCGTGTCGCGGAAGCCCATCGCGCGGGTGTCCACAGTGTCCGCTGCCTCGCCCACCCGGTCGAAGCTACCCGCGCTGGTCGACACCTCGTCGCCCATGGTTCGGGCGGCGGCGCCGGTCCGGGCGAACGCCTGCTCAACCTTCGACGAGTCACCGGCGATGGTGAGGGTGACTTGCGGCTTGCCGGCCATCAGTCGACCACGATCCCAGCGGACGCGGCCGTCTTGGTCAGGGCCTTCTCGAGGGCTTCGCCGAACTCCTTGCGCTTGGCGTAGTAGCCGGCGTAGATGTAGCGGCCTTCCACCATGAACGGCCGGTCGACACTGCGGCGCCGGCCCACCTTCCCGCCGAAGTCCAGCCACGGGTAGTACGGCACACGCCTGCTACCGCCCTGCACGCGGGCGGCGGTACGGGTCGAGCGGGTGACGACGGACCGGGCGGCGGCGCCGGACCGCTTCGCCACCCGCGTCCGGGCATACGCGGCGACGACGTCAGCGGCCTCGTTGAACGCGACCCGCAGCACCTTCGGAAGGTCGTTGTCGAGCTTCTTCAGGTTGCGGGTGAACTCGGCCAGTCCGTCAATCCGGATCGGATCCGCCATCGCCGCTCACCCCCTCGCCTTCAACATCTCCAGCTCCTCGCGCTGCGCCTTCCGCGCGTAATACATCTGCCAGCGGAGGAACTCAGCGGCCGACATCTCCACCCGTAGCCGGGCCACCAGCATCCCCAGCTTCTGCGCTAGGAAGTGCTCGAAACTCGGCGTCCGGGTTGGCCTCAAACTCCTTGACCACCGCCTTGGCCGAGCCGGGAAGCATCCCCGAGATGGCCGCGATTCCCTCACTCACACGGACCAGGTCACCGGCGTTGTCGCTCGCAGCCCACGCGGCCACGTCCTCGATCGACAGCTTCGGCCGGGTCATGCCGGTGGCGATGATGTAGTTGTCCCGTTCGCCGGGCGTCTCGAACTCCTGGGTGCCGAGCGCCTCGTCCCGGGTCAGCCCCCGAACGTGCACCTGGCCGCCGTCGTCGAACGTGACCACGTCGCGGCCGGTCTTACGGGCCAGGATCTGCTGTCTCGTGAGTACGGCCACGTCATGCCCCCTGCGTGGTGGAGGTCACGGCGCCGGACATCAGCAACTTGACCGACCAGGTGACCATGTCCGCGACCGGGCTGGTCTCGACGTACTCCTCGACGACCACGGACACGGAGTCCTGCGGCTTGCCGGCTCCGGTGCCCTCGGGCTTGCGGATCAGCGTCACCACCGTGCCGATCACCGGCTCGATCACGGCCCGGGGACCGGTCGCTGCGGTGTTGTCGTACACCCCGCCCATCGACGCGGTGCCCTTCCCGAGCCCACCCGAGAAGACGTGATCGGTCGCGCCGTAGCACGTCACGTCGTGGGTATCGGCACCGCGGGTCAGCTCGCTGGTGTTGGTGAACGCTGACAGGTCGTCCCCGTCCAGCGTGATCACGGTGTTCTTCCCGTGGACGAAGGCCATGGCTACTCGCTCCTCATGGTGATTTCCAAGACGTACTGGTCGCCACCGGCGGCGGGCATCAGCGCGGGTTCGGCCTTGTCCGCGAACCCGGGCACCCGCAACGCGGTGACGATGGCGAGGAAGTGCGCGTCGATCCACACGGACGCGTCCCGCTCCGCCTGCGGCAGGAACACGTTCACGGTCCAGGTGGCCCGCCAGACGAGCCCCTCTTCCAGGTCCAGCGTCGGCAGGGTCGGCCAGGCGTCACCCGGGCGTGGGACCGTCGGGCGGTATTCGTAGCCGTTGACGCCGTCCACCGTGGACAGCGCGGCGGCGATCTCGGCCCGGTCTGCGGTGAGGCTCATCCCACGACCAGCTTCCGGTGAGGTGCCTCGTACCGGCGGACTTCCGGGTCCCGGCCGGGTAGCACCGGGGAGCTCATCTCCGCGTCGCCCTGCGGTACGGCAAGCGGGAGTTGCCGCATGGCCAGGTTCCGCTGTGTGCGCCGTAGCAGGGCCTGCCGTAGGTCGTCCGGGTAGACGGCACCGACACGGCACACGGCCCGCTGAGCGGCAGCCTCAGCGTCCAGCGCGTCTTGCAGGTCCTCCGTTGCCCACGACGCTGCGCTCTCCCGTAGGTAGACCGCTACGTCGTCCACGTCGGGCATCCCCGTACCGGCGGTGGTCGCGGCGGCGTACGCGGCGAAGTCAGCGGCCCCGTACCCGGTCGCCACCACCCGGGCCACGTACCGTCCGGCCGTACCGACGATGTATTCCGCCCGGTACTCGCCGGTGGTGATGGTCTCCACCGTCGGCGTGGCCGTCGAGCCGGCCGGGAGGGTGACCGTCACGACGGGTACAGCGTCGACTGCGTCCCCGTCCGCGTCTGTGATGCACACGCGGATCGTCCACACACCATCGATCGGCAGCAGCACGCTGGTTGCGCTGGTCGCTCGTACTCCCATGACGGTCACCTCCCTCCAGCTCGGTTACTTGGTCGTGGCCTTGGTCGGCTTCGGCTTCAGCCGGGCGACCTCGGCCCGCAGCTGCGCCACCAGCTCGCGCAACTGTTCGTTCTCAGCCCGCAGCCGGGCGATCTTCGCCATCTCAGACGCTCGGGTCGAAGGTGACCTGCCGGACCCCCGCGATGTCGGTGTTCGCGAACGCCACATCGCCGTAGATGCCCAGGGTCACGAAGGACAACTGCGGGATGTTGGCCGTCTGGACGGTGGCGCCGAAGTCCCAGAACAGACGCTCCGGGGCCGACGCCCAACCGCGAACCTTCGCCGGGTCGAACAGCCAGCTGTTCGCCGAGACGATGCCGGTGGCACCCAGCGCCCACGACGGAACAACGGTCGAGCCGGCCACGTTGAGCGTGCCGAACAGGTCGGCGGCCACACCGTTGGCGTTCTGCGGGTTGCGCATCGGGTACAGCGGCCGGCCGGCGTCGTCCTTGACCCGGGCCAGCACCTTGTACAGGTCGATGTGCGCGGCGAAGGACCGGAACCGGTTGCCGCCACGCACGAACTGGAGCGCCGCGATCGCCATCTCCAGATCGTTCGAGGTCGTCTGGTCGTGGTCGTTGGTCGGCGAGGCGACCGGGGTGCCGGTGAGCGCGATGTCCGTGGCCGCGGTCAGGGTGTTGAGGAAGGTCGCCACGGCGGCTTCCCGGTCCTCGTAGTACTCCCGGAGCATCTGGTCCCAGAGGATCCCGGACAGCTGCGGGGTGCCGCCGGCCCGCCACGCCTGGCGGGTGATCTCGACCTTGCCCCACACCTGGCTCGGGGTGATGGTCTGAAGCTCGACGACCATGGAGCCGCCGGCCGGTTCGGTCTTCTCGGTGGCCGGGCCGACGAGGGCGCTGGAGGAGGTGAACTTCGGCACGTCGAACTTCGTGCCGTCGGTCGTGCCCGCGCCCACCATGTCCCACAGCGGCGTGGCGTAGTCCATCTGCGGCTGCCACATGTCCGGCCGGTGCTGGTTCGGGTTGAGGGCGGTCACGTCGGCGATTTCGACGTCGGCGAACGCTGCCCGGATCATGCCGTTGACGCGGCCCAGCGGCGCGGTGAAGTCCCCGCCGTCCTTCTGCGCGCGCAGGATCGTGAACAGGTCGGTGGAGAAGTCGTGCTCCGCGTCGCTGCGGAAGACGTGACGGCCGCCCTGGTACGAGAACTGGTAGGGCAGCGCCTCGCGCGTCGCGGTGACGGCGATCTGCCGGGTCGGGTTGACGACGGTCGGCCGCTCGGACTCAGCCGCCGGCTGAGACGCCTGCCACGCCTGGAACGCGGTGAACTGCGCGGCCTGGTCGGCGGTGAAGGTCACCGGGCCCGGCACGACGGCCGGGTCGGCGGGAGCCGTGGTCGGCTCGGTCGTGGTCTCAGACACGGTTTCTCCTTGGTCTCGGCTCGCGGCCACCTTGGTCACGCGGGCGTCGTCGAACGCGGGCACCGCCGTGAGGCTGGTCTCCCGTAGGTCTGCGCGGCGCACCAGCAGCGCGCCCTTGTGTTTGGGATGCGGCACCGTGTCGGCGTCCAACTCGAAGTCGGTACCGACGCTGAGTCCGTCGAGCACCCGATCCTCGGCGAGTTGCAGGGCCTCGTCCCCGGCGGCGCCGCGGGCCACCTTGAAGCGGACCTTCAGGCCTTTCGGGGTGTTGGTCAGCGCCTCGGCGTAGCCGATCGCCTGGCGCGGGTCGTGGTCGCGGAGCAGCTTGACCCGGGTCGGGTCCGTCCACTGGAGGCTGCCGGCCTCGAAGACGAAGCCCTTGGCCAGACGGCCGTACGGGAGCGCGATGCCCTCGATGACCCGGGTCGACGCGTCCACGGCGAACTCGGTCAGCTCCGCGTCGAAGGTGAAGCCCCTGCCGCCGTCGAAGGTGTGCGCGGCCGGGTGGCTCGCCTCGGCCTCCTCAGGCTGTCCGGAATTGTTCGAGGTGACATCTCCGGACACCGGCTCAGGTGATGCATTTGCATCACCTGAAGGCGCCGCCGGGGCGGGTGCTGGGGTCGGCTCCGCGTCGGCGGGCAGCGGGCCCAGCTTCTCCTTGGTGCGGATCTCGCTCACGCCCATCGCGCCCATCGCCTTCGCCTGCCCGTACACGGCCCACCGGTCGGTGGGGTTGGCCTTCAGGAAGTCGTCCAGGTCGAACCGCACGACGTAGCCGCGGCGAGTCACATCGCCCATGCTCAGCCGGTCCGTGACCGCGCGCATGAACGGCGCCAGCGTCGTGTTCACCTTGTCCTGACGGCGGTCGACCGCGTTCGCGTACGTCCTGCTCGTCGTGCTCACACCGAAGTCCTCGGCGTCCCCGCCCATCGCGTTTGCGATATCGAGCGTCGCTTGCCGCTGTAGCTCGACGAGCTGAAGTTCCTGCGGGCTCGGCGCGGCCACCTCGTTGTACTTCAGCGCCGCCGGGACGTACCCCGTCGACCGGTTCTGCCGCGCGCGCCTCCACTGGTTGAGCAGATCCTGTACCGCGTCGTCGCCGACCGGGTCGGCGCCCTCAACCGGCGAGAAGTAGTCCAACGGCTTCGGGTCGTTCGCGTACATCTCGGCGGCCAGGTCGAGCGCCAGGGCCCGCCGGATCGCCCTGGCTCCGACGGTCAGCAGCGGCGGGCTCGGCGAGTCGAAGCGGATCAGGTCAGCCCAACTGGTCGGCACCCCGTCTACGTAGACGGTCGCGCCGCGCGGGTCGATGCCCGACGGCAGCGGCGCCGGCATGGTCCGGCCGCCGGCCTGCTGAACCGTGACGCTGGATAGGTCGAGGTGCCGGGCGCTCATCGGGAAGCCGTCGAAGTCGCGGGACGTCACCCGCCACCAGGAGAGCGACTCGAAGATCAGGTCGTCGAGGGTCTGCCCGATCGTGATCACGTTCGGGACGTCGGGGTCGATCTGGCGCAACAGCGGATTGTCCACCTGCACCCAGTCGGCCAGCCGGTACGCGGCCAGTGGCAGCGTGGCCACTGCGCCGATCATCCGCCGGCCCTGCTGGACGGCCGGCACGGCGAGCGCGTCCTCGCGGGTTACCGGACCGCCGGTGGCGGACGCGGCGAGCAGCGAGCGGAACAGCCGATCGACCAGCTGCGGGGTGCTGTCGAACCGGCGGGTGGGCACGCCGAGGAACGAACCAACAGCCCGCCAAAACCCCATGCGTACAGCGTACGGTACGGCGTACGGTCTACTCCGCTATGACCAGCCGTGGCTTGCCGACCGGCGGCGGGAGGGTACGGGCCAGGTGCGCCGCACCAGCAGCCGCATAGACGGCATCGCAGTGCCCCTCACCCTTCCGGCTGAACACCCACACATCGCCGCGCCGCAACCGCTCGGCGCCAGCTACCTGCGCGTCCAGCAGCGGATCGCCGGAGTGGACCAACTGTCCGGCGGCGGACAGTTCGGCGAAGCCCATGCAGATGCTCGCCGTCTCGCCCCGGATCTCGGCGATCGTGACGCCCGGCGGCGGCCAGCCGGGCAGCTTCCGGTCCGCCAGGTCGGCCGCCAGCGATGCGGCCGGGCCCGACGGTAGCCACCCCAGGGCCTGCGGCTTGACGCGCGCCAGCAGCGCCGGTAGGGCGCGGCGTAGCTTGTCTGTGCAGCCGAGCCCGGCGAATTCCTGCACGAAGTCGATCCGCACCCGCTCGTCGGGCAGCACGGCCGCGGCGTACGCCGTCCCGTGTAGCTGGTCCAAGCTGATGTCGACGACCAGCGCCACCCGCGACCGGACCGCCGACAGGTCACCCGGCACCAGGCCCCGGGACCACGCGCCCGGGTCGATCGCCGGGTCCATCATCCGCACCCTGATGCACATGTGCTCCGTCTTGAACCCGGTCAGCGCCTCACCCCCGCGGGCAACCGCGCGCCGGGCGTTCGCGAGCAGCTTCCTGGCGTTCTTGCGGTGACCCAGCGCCGGGTTCGCCTGCGCCAGCGCACCCAGGTCGGTCGGGTCGGCATCCTCCGGAGCGGACCACTCGAACAGCCCGAGGTCATCGTCGCCCTCGCCGGTCTCGATGAACGCGAGCGCGTCGGCCCGCTTGTCGTTGAGCACGACGCTCTTGTCGCTGCCGGCGTTGGACAGCGCCCATATCTGCGAGCCCGGCCGGGCGCTGGTCGTCGGCTCCAGAGCGTCCCACGCTTCGTATGAGTGGTGCATTCGCAGCTCGTCCAGGATCAGCCGGTCGATGCTCAGGGACCGGCCGCCCTCCGCGTTGCTGGCCGCGATCTTGTACCGGCAGTCGTCGACGGTGGCGAGCTCCTGTTCGCCGTTCGTCTCCCGCACACCGCCACGCTTCGGGATCTCGTCGGCCAGGTCCGGCACGCGCCGAGCCAGCTTGACCGCCTTGCGCCACGACTCCTTCGCGTAGTCGAGCTTCGTCGACGTGCCGAGGACCAGCGGCACCCGCTCGACGAACAGCCACCAGAGACTCAGCACCACCAGCACCTCGGTTTTGCCGCACTGCCGGCTGACCAGGACGAGCACGGTGCTGAACCGCGGGGTGCCGTCCGGCAACAACTCACCGGCGTGAACGACCAGCCACTCTTGCCACTCGTCGAGCGGGTGGTCGAGCACATCCCGGGCGAAGTCGATCACCTCGAAGCCGTACGACGTCTCCGGAGTCAACTCCCGCAACGGTGGGGTCCACAGTCGGGGGACCGTGCTACCCCGCGCGCTGTTGACGTCGAGCGCGTAGCTCGTCGAGCTTGCTGGCGACAGGACCGGCATCCTTCGCACCCCCCTTCGCACCACGGCCGGCCGGCGTCATGCCGAGCGCCGAGAGAGCGGCGAGCAGCTTCGGCCCGAGCTTGTCGAGCGTCTCCGGGTCGGTCGCCATGGCGTCCAGCATCCCGGCGTACCGCCTCGCCAGGGCGACAGCCCCAGCGTCCCGTGGGAGCAGCGGTGCGTCTCGGAGCGCAGCGGCGACCGCACGGGTCAACGGGCCTTGACTAGCCATGATCGGGATCCTTCCGGCTCAATCGGGGAGGGAGAAAAGACAG